CTTCACAAGAAATTGAATACGAGCTATTATAAAATATATAGAAATATAGCAAAGCACGATGATTTCAAAATAAAAAGGTAAGTTCAAAAAAAAAAGTTGCCCCAAAAAAAAAGTTGGGTCTAAAATTGAATGGGAATTTAACCTATTATATAATCATTCAGATGAGTTCTAATAAGACTACTACTAAAAAAACTTTCAAGGCGGATGGGTCAAAAATTGATTCCACTTTCTCCCCGGATGAAAGGTTAAAAAAGATGCGTCCATCCATTGAGAATAATACCTCCGGCATTAATCAGAAGACGATGATTGCGATTAGCAACGGACTCCAATCAACGGACAAGACTGCGATTCGCTTTGATTCAGTAGCTGAGGCACTCCAACACGCTGAGACGCACTTGGATAGCTACGAAGTCACCAACCCGGATTCCAATATGGTCTATGTGGATTTGGATGGTGAGGCTGGTGATATGGATGCTGAGACCTTTGGCATTACTCACCAAGCCATTTGCGATGCCCTCATCGGTCTGCCATTCAATGTGGTGGTGGCTGAGTCATCCTCTTACCAGCAAGAGCTATACAAGATGAAGTCGGTCGGCGATGCTGAGCGTCGCATCGTCAATAAGCTCTCCTACCGTATTCACTTTATGGATAAGCACGGCTCTAAGAAGGCTATTCAGAAGTATGTCATTGATGAGGTCTTCCCAGCCATCAAGTCTGCCGTTGAGCTATTCGTATCTAATTGCGACCTCAGCGACAAGATTGACAAGTCAGTCTTCCCTTACTTAGACATTGATGTGAGCGTCTATAAGGGCAATCGCAAGATGCGTATGATTGGCTCATCCAAGTCTTATTACACTAAGGCTGGTAAGGAGCACTGGAACTCAATGTTCCACGAGAATCGCCCTCTCCGTATCGTGGGTCTGGAGATTGAGCCAGAGGACTTCCTAATTACCGTCATCAAGGAGGGCTCAGTGGCACTTCCAGAGGAGATTGAGGTTGAGGTTGAGGCTGAGACCAGCCCACGCAATACCATCTCTGCCCCTCCCACTGCTGACCCGTCAGTAGCCAGTGAGGAGCGTGACGATTCTGACGACAAGGCAATCCGTGAGTGCCTACTCAATGTCAAGGCATCCCGTGCCGATAACTATGACTCTTGGCGTAATGCTGGACTGGCTCTCTATCACGACCGTGTGCCGATTGAGATTTGGATTGAGTTCAGTAAGCGTTCAGCCCGTTATGCCACTACGGCTGAGGCTGAGTGTCGCAAGATGTGGTCTTCCTTCAAGGATGTGCCAACCAGTGGCAAGAAGCCCATTACCCAAGGCACTCTCTGGTATTGGCTACGCCAAGACAACCCCGCTAAGTATGCTGAGCTTCTTAGTATGCGTAACGACTTCTGGAAGATGCTAAAGGCTGGGGCATCTCACGCTGATGTCGCTCAATACTTCTACCAGCTCAAGCCCGATGCTTACAAGTATCACGAGGAGTTTGGCTGGTATCAGCTAATGCCTAACAACATCTGGAAGCACTACGATGGCTCACCCTCTGGTCTGCTTTCTGACATCTGGGCGACGATGAAGAAGGAGGCGAACGCATACAATGCTACGCTGGATATCACTAAGACTGATGATGAGACTAAGGAGCGTCGCAAACTGATTGTGAAGTTTGGCACGACGATTGGTATGGCTGGGTTTTGTAAGGGTGTGATTGACTTCTTACCCGGTAATTACAATGACGCTGAGCTCGGCAAGAAGATGGATGAGTCCCGTCATCTATTTGCCTTCAGCGATAAGGTCGTGGATTTGGATGCCGATGTAGTAAGGGATATTGAGCCCAATGACTATATTTGCCGTAACGCCGAATACAAAGCCCCAGAGCCCAATACGGAGGTAAGGGCTGAGATTAATAAGTTCTTATTCTCCATCTGGGAGAATCAGAAGATGGTGGATTTCGTGATGAAGACTATCGCCCAGCACCTACACGGGCACAAGAAGCAACACAAGTTCTATGTTTGGACTGGTAGGGGTGGCAATGGCAAGTCGCTATTCACCAAGCTTATTATGAAGGCATTCGGTAATTACTATCATCACTTCCCCAATGAGGTGCTGACTAAGAAGAGCGACAAGAAGGACGCACCCAATCCCAGTGTAGCACGGGCAAAGGGGGCAAGGCTGATTATCCCAGCTGAGCCAGAGGCATCCGACCGTCTCCAAGTTGGTTGTATCAAGGAATACACGGGCGGTGATGTAATCACGGCACGGGTGCTCTTTGGCAAGTATAGCGTCTCTTATCTGCCCCAGTTTGGCTTGTTCCTAATGTGTAACACCATCCCCAAGCTATCTGCCATTGATGGTGGTATCAAGCGTCGTATGGAGATTGTGCCATTCCCTCTCCAGTTCAAGGATGCCAATGAGGTGACCGAGTCCCATCATCGCCCTAAGGATTCCACCTTAGAAGACAAGGTCAGCTCTGAGGCTTGGCGTAATGAATTCATCATTATGCTAATGGAGTATTACCTTTCCATTGGCGATGCCATTGTGAAGCCAGAGGAGGTTGAGGGGCAGACCAGTGAGTATATGATTGGCAACAATCCCGTGTTCTCTTGGTTCAATGAGAAGTATCGTCGTGATGCTTCAGCTGATGTCAAGGAGTCATCCATTAGTTGCGAGGAGATGCGTCGCACCTTTATGAGCGACACTGGCACATCGGCTGAGTGTGATGCGTCCAAGTTCAAGAGCTATCTCCAAGACTTGGGTGTAGAGACCAAGCGATGGGGCAACTCCTTCACTAAGAAGGACGGAACTCAATGTGGTTCTGGGATGTATTACATCAATATCGTGGCTAAATAATTCTTTGGGGTTTTAGTCCAAAATTTGAATTCTTTTATTAACCTATCATATAGGTTAATAAAAAGAATGAACGGCTTTGAGTTTTGTATCACGGATACTTTCAATGAGATTGAGTTTGATGCGGAGCAGATGGAACTTCTCAATAAGCCATCTGGGCTGACACAAGTATTACTATGTAGCAATTGGTGGAAGAAGAACTACCGTCTATTAGATTTCACTGGCACAACTAACGAGGAGGCAATCAAGAAGGTATTGGCATTCTACAAACACAAGACTTATCGTCGCCTTGTTGGAGACCACATATTCTTTGAGGGATTTGATATGGACTTGGCACAATACCCGGTAATTCATCTTGGTTCTTAGATTATTACCAGATATTATATGAAATATACGGTAAATAAGTCAAAAAACAAGTAAATATCTATATTAAATCAGTATATCAAGTAAAAAAAATATTTTTTTTACTGGTATAAGCCCATATAAGCGAGATTATTACCGATTATTCATATGTTTTCTTGTAAAATTGATTGGTTTAAGGTTATTTACCGTATATTATCAATATGTTTGGGTGCTTTCGTCGCAATTTTATTCGTGGTGTTATGATACAAATAGGTCTATTGACTTCAACGCCTTCATCGCTTCCCCATTACGCATAGCTTCAAAATAAAAAGCCAGAAGAGTTGCTAATAAAAATAAAAACCATTAACTTTTCCAAGGACTCGGTTCAAAAATTGAATGGTTTAAAATCTCTTAGACTATTATAAGCAAATGAAGCCATCATACAAGAAGTATTATGAAGCGAACAAGGAGACGATTTGTGCCAGAATGCGTGAGCGTGAGGCAGAGAAGCGTATAGAGCTACGGCAACATCTGGCACAACACCCAGAGGACTTGCCAAAGGTAAGGGAGAAGAACCGTGCCAAGTATCACACTTGGAAAGCTAATAAGATTCTGAAGCAACTCAATGCGTGGCTCAATGATGAATTAGTTAGCGATTCATTCAAGGAGTTTATTAAGAATCATTGTCTTCTTAATAACACCTATGCCGTATTCACGCCATCAGACCTTAGAACACTGGAGGCAATGCCAAAGCAGAAGACTACATATGAATTGAATAAGAGCCGTATCGTAGCTGAGATTCAATCCGTTAAGAACGAAATCAATGCGGATAAAAGCCAGAATTCAAATGCCCCGGCTTCTATAGATGGAACAATCGCCACCCTTACCGAAGACTACAAAGGAGAAGCCAGTAAAGGAGAAGAAGCCACGAAAGCGTAAGGAAAAGCCAGAAGAGCCACGCTTTAGAATAGTATATGAACCAACGGTAGTTATCTTCAATTGATGCGTAAAAATCTCCCATTTTTTAATCTCCGGTAGATTTATAAATGAGCGATTCCGTAGCCCCTCTTAGAACTGAGACCGTTGATTTTTGCGATGTTGAGGGTGTTGATTCTGATTACAACTTTAATCTGAATGGGCTGGATGGTGTGGGTGATGTCAATGACTTAGATATTGACAAGATGAAGGAGCTAATGCGTGAGGTGCTGATTTGGGCGAAGAAGTGTGAGGAACTAAAAGTAGCTCATAATTCTGCGATTGGTGACACCAAAAACGCTTATGCGTTAGTCCATAGAGATTTTCTCTGGAAGATACAGAGGAAGGTTGGTCGTCTATGGTTCTATATTTGTGGCTCTAAGGATATGAATCCCTTTACTGGCAATTAGCATTCTGCTTCCATTCCGCCACTTCCTCTCAAATACTTCTGTTGTTCCTCTACGGAATGCCCCATTGCGTTGGCATCCTTCTCCATCTCATTGATATCGTATTTACTGGAAAGAAAGATATGGCGTAACATTGAACTACCAATCTTCTTGCCGAATATACGATTGAGAATGCGTGTAATAGCGTTTGTCGCCGTTAAGGGCGTTCCGTCAGCTAACACCAGAAATTTATACATTGTTGCTCTGGACTTATTGCCCCGAGCAAGAGGGTGAAATTTAAGATATACTGACAGCACTGACACCAGCCCCGGCGTGAGCTCCATCGTCTGCTGACCGTATTTCTTAGCCGTCTTATACTTATTGAATACGAATGCCTTGGGTGTATTCTTCTCAACCATAAGGTAATTAGAATCCTTGGGTAAATCGCCAGTTGCCTTGGTGGCTTTGACTACCATCATATCCAGATAGTCTTGGTTACGGCGTGGCTGGATTTCCGTGTATAGACTTAATACAACCAGATTGAGAAGGGCATTGAACTGCTCGGGAGTAATGTTTTTATTACTGCTAAACTTTTCTACCTCTTCAACAAGATGCTTATGAACTGCCTCAACATCCTTCCACTCAGCCCAATTGTCCTTCTGCTTCTCAGTCTTTGTGCTACTCTCAGCACCAGCCTCTTTCATTTCTACTGCTTTTCCCATCATCTTATCGTAATAGTGCTGATATACCTTCTTGTAACCAGCTTGGTCTTTGACAAGGCTAAGAACGCTGGTAATGGTTGAATATAACGCCTTCTGAGTATTCTCAGCATACGGAGCTATCTTAGCGTCAATGTCTGCCGTCTTCTTTAGGAATGAGAGGTTTTTGAATGCTACCTTACCATTAAGAAGGTATAGGGATTTGATGTAGGCAGATGCCGTGGATTCGCCGATTTTGCCCTTCTTCTCCTCAACGAGTTTCTTCTGAAGCTGAAGCATAAATTCGCTCACCTTCATTGAAGCGGGGAGAGACATTATTATATTCTACACAAACATTTTTATTTTAGAACTTTTTTCCGGGTATTAATTAGATGCGATTACTGGAGCTATTTTGTGGAACGAAGTCAGTCGGCAAAGCCGTAGGGGAGCGTTTTGAAGAAGTAGTTAGCGTAGATATTGAAGCTAAGTTCAATCCAACTATTTGTATTGATATCTTGCTTTGGGATTATACGATATATCCGCCGGGTCACTTTGATGTCGTGTGGGCTTCTCCACCGTGCCAAGAGTATAGCCGTTTGAACTTTGCCAGACCAGAAAAAACACCCAATTTACCCCACAGCGATTCAATGGTTCAGAAGGCAATTGAAATAATTGAATACTTCAATCCAGATAAATTCTTCATTGAGAATCCTCAAACCGGGACACTAAAGGATAGGGAATTTATGGAGTTCATTCCCTTTATTGATGTTGATTATTGCCGATTCAGTGACTGGGGCTACAAGAAGCGAACACGCATTTGGACTTCTTGTGATTTAGAATCACGGCTTTGCCCGGGTGTTGGTGTGTGTCCTCATATGACTGGCAAATACCACAATAGAGCTATAGGCAATCACAAGCACTCACCAGAGTATTGGGTAGGCAGAGGAAAGCGATTAGAACAACGATATAGTATTCCCCCCCTTCTTATCAGATACTTGTTTGACTGATTTCTTGTGTTTTTTTATACATTTATCACACCAATAGACATCGGGCTTATCAATTCCATCTTTTTCATACCAATTCAGAAGAGTAGAAGTATTATCGCAATTGCGACAAAGGCGAATATCGCATTTTTCACAACGGCTACACAGCATACACTCACACACATCACAATTGGAATGAGCTTGGAGTTTTGTCTTACACTTCACGCAATCCATCTACTCTTATAAAAGTATTCGGCTTTATTAGATGATGCCTTGTAAATTAGAAGAGCGTGGCTGGAATGGTTTTGTATTAGATGTTATTACAATGGGAGGATATACCCTTTATAGAACATTGGAATACGGGAAGTGCGTTCAGAATCTACGGGAAGAAGACCTTGTGAAGGTTGTGAAGGCTTTTTCGCCAAGATTGCTAAGAGACCCTATCCAATCCACTGAAACCAAAAGTAGGCGGAATAACCTTCACAACCTTCACAAGGAATCCAACCAAGCAATAGCGTCTTCTACTGAATAGAAGGTAGCTGATTTCCTTTCTCCAGAGTCCCATTTCCTCTGGGCGAACCACTTTTCGTGTCTATCCTTTCTCTTATACACAAAGTAACCCTTTTTGTGTGTAGGATATAGATTCATACCAGCTGTAGCCAGAAAGTAGAATCAATTTTTAACCCTTGAGGTTATTCTTTTTGAGCCACATCTTGTAAGCACGACGCATTTCAACATACGGTAACGAATCAGCATTGGGGTAGGGGTTTGCTCCGACCTCTGGCACTTGCTTCTGAATGTAATCCAAATCGTGAATTTGCTGATACATTGAAGCTCTTTCTTTGGTAGTTAGATTCTTCCAATTCTCTGGCTGACTATAGTATTTTATATTTGCTATAGTCTTTCTATAAGGTCTAATGTATCGGTCTTCCGTGTATTCTCTATCCCGTCGTGCCTTGTTCTCCTTGGCTACATCAGACATATTATATTTCTCTCTGTATTCCTTGTCATTCACCAGTAGCCAATCGTGATAGAGCTTCTCAAACTGAGCTATTGCTGGTTTATTTTTACCCGTTTTTCTGGCGTTGTGATACTGCCCCAGAAGAGCCATATCGGGCTTCTTAACGGCTGGTTCTGGTGCTTTGGCTGGTGCTTCAGCTGGTGCTTTGGCTTTGCCGAATTTAGTCTGAAGCCATCCAGAAGGTGTTTTAACTTTACCATAACTAAATACACGGGGAGCACTCATTGTTGAGTCCTTTGCCAGAGCAGTAATGGGTCTATAAGCACCCTTATGAACCTTCTTGACTTCTCCCAGCATTCGTTGAATAAAGCCGGAATTCCTTGTTCCTCCGTGTGCTTGTAATTCCTTAGCTTGGTCTGCGTATTCAGCGTCTAATTCTGAACGCTTACCACGCTTCAGCACACCCAGAAGATTCTTGTGCTCCTTGACAAACTTACTATGGGGCATTAGTATGTCTGCCATTCCAGAACCTACCAATAAATCACGCAATTTGGCTTCCATCGTATAATATATAAGAAGAAAATAATCAGTAACTGTAGATGATTCGTAGAATCCATACATTCAAACCAAATAGGGCTTGGGAATGTAATTCACGGTGGCAATACTCTCCGACACATTTCCAATTAAACATCCCATTACTGACTTCATATGACAATTCCAAATATATCATTGAAAAAGTCAATATAACTAAATACGACATTGAATTATTTGGGCGATTTATTGAAGAAATTAAACCACAGCCAAATAAAATTGTTGATATAGAGTATATAAATGGCAAGACGGGCTGGTAAGATGCGTGGCGATATGAGAGCAATGGAAGAGCAACACACTCTACCTCAGAGCAATCCCATTCACGGTGGCTCAGCTACGCCCTCAATGGGGCTCAGCCAGTTCCGTGGTGGTGGTATGCTGGGGGAAGACGGTCACGGAATGCGTCGTGTAGTGGGTGGTCGTCGTGGTTGTGGCACTGGTGGCAGAAATAACAAGGAGGAAGAGGCACACCGACTGGGAAGGGCACTAAATTTACACCTACACAATCTCCACGGAGCTGGGTATGCCAGAGCTTTTGGCGGTGGCTTCTTTGATAGCATTAAGAACGCATTCCAGAAGGTAGGCAATGAATTCACCAACCCCGATTCAGTCCTACGGCGTGGGGCGACTGATGTGGGGCAGAAGATAGGTCACGAATTCACTGACCCTAACTCAGTTCTAAGAGGACAAGTGCTCCCAGAGGCTTCCAAATATGCCTCTTATGCCGCCCCAGTGCTGGATGTAGCTGGAACGGCTGTAGGCTTACCCGGTGCTGGAACAATGCTGAGCCGTGGGCTATCCGCCGCCCAGTATGCCAACCAAGGGGCGAAGGCACTGGGCTATGGGCGTGGTCGCCGTGGATGTGGCACGGGTGCTGGAAAGCTTGTAATTACTCACGGTGGTGGTCGTGAGCGTGACGATGTGGCAATGATGAGGGGAGGCTACGATTCTGACTCAGATGAGGATATGAGGGGAGGTCAGTCATTTGCCAACCCTACCGATATGTCTATGTCTGGAGCTTACCAAGGGCAAGGCACTGGTGGTCGTAAGAAACGGGCTTCTGCGGGTCCAAATGACGGCAGACGCAAACGGGCAGAGATTGTAAAGCGGGTAATGGCTCAGAAGGGGATGAAAATGATTGAGGCATCCAAATATGTAAAAGAGCACGGGTTATATTAAGCATTTTCGGAAAATGTAAAGCATTTTTAAAAAATGTAATCCCTATATATAGAAATGATGAACCCGGCTCAACAGCGTATGTTTGCTGGAACTCAATTATGGGCTGGAGCTAATTCAATTGGTGCTATTGCGACTGAAAAGGTTCAGAGTGACGCATTAAACTTGGGTTTCCCTTCTGCTTATGAGAGCGTCTATGCCGCCAAGCGTCTCCCCTTGCGTTTCTTCCCTACCGCTCAGTTAGCCTCTTCCGTATGGGCTGGTAATGACCTCCAGAGCAAGATTCACCAGAGCAGAAAGGAAGAAGCCGACCATATGGCAAGGGCAAAAGTAATATCCACCCAGCACAGCCGTGTAAGATTTGTTGGCACTCCTCACGGTCGTGGCGACCAGCCTCACCCCCGCTTAGCTCAGCGTGTGTTTGCGAACCCTTCTAACGGTGCTTATGAAACAAGCTCTGGACGGCAAGACCATACAGACGCACCATTTTCTTATCGTGGTGGTGGTGACTATGAATCAAGACATCTAACTGGTGGTGTGTTGCGTTCAGCTCAAGGACAAGCGTTCGGAAAACAAGTGCTTATGGATAGGATTAAGCAACTGGATGACATTGGACGGGCTTCCCAAGAATTTGCTTCTGGTTCTATGAGTGATAACGGGCTCAATCTTGGCACTGATTCTATGGTTATGTCTAACTTTCCCCAAGCTGGTGGCATTGAGCTCAACTTACTACTCCAGTCTATCATTGATTCTACACGGGGCGGTGATATGGGTGGCGAACATCTCAATCGTGTGGATATGGCAAATTGTTATAAGGCAATTACGCTAATCTTCCGCACTGTGCCAACACTTCAGAATGATGAAATAACGGATATATTAGCAAAGGTGGATTTAGTTTTAGCAAACATCCAAGGGTTGATTGACCCCGATGAAAACACCACACTAAGCACCCAGACTCGTGAAATTGCTCTATCATTAGATGTGCTCTTTACCAAGCTCAAGACTTATCTGGAGAAGATGATGGAGACAAATGGGGAGGTTCGTCAGAGAACCTTTTATAATCCTCAGACAAACCGAAACGAAACCCAAGATGTGCTTGTGCCTACTGAAAGGGGTTCAACAATGAGCCTCTCAGAACGGGCAAAACTCAGTTCTGCTCTGGTTACTTCTCTGGGCTTCTCCAAAATGTTACGCTTCAATCCATCTCAGTATGATGACCTCCTTTCTACTGCCGATAGGGAGCGTCTGATGACATCTAACCAACGCCAAACCTATCTCAGTGGCGATTACGGCGTAGATGGTGATGGTGACGACCAAGATGACGACGACCGATTTGATAGACCCGCCAGAGCTCGTGAGGATACCCAGCACGAAGACGAAACTGGGCGTAGGCGTGGAGGTCACCCAGATGATTTTGATGAGGATGAGCGTGAGACATTTGCTACGCAATCTGGTTCATTTTACGACCAAGCTGGTGGCGTAAGGGGGCAGAATGCCTATATGGGTGAGGAAGCCCCAGAATTAGAAGAGGGTGAGGACTATTATAATGCTTTAGCTGAAGAAGGTGATGAAAGGGCACGACCTCTTCTTGCCACAAGAGATGAAGTAAATAGCATTCGTAGGCGTTATGTGGATGCCAGAAATGAGGAAAGAACACGGCGTAAGCGTGAGATGTTTGGGTCTCAAGCCAGTTCAACGGTAGCTACTGAAACAACAAGGCGAACCCCTTCTGTATTCTCTCAATTTGACCCAGACACACAAGGGTTTAATGTTGGGTATAGATTCTTAGACACGCCCAGTTCGGGGCGTTCAGAAGCTACTCAAGCCGTTCAGCCCCGTGCTCCACAAGCCCCACGAAGAGCCCCGTCAGTCCGTTCTGCTCGTTCTGCTCCCAGAGCTCCTCCTCCAGCTCCCAGAGTTGCCCCTCCTCCTCCAGCTCCTCAAGCTCCAGCACCAAAAGCAAGGAAATCAAGGGCAAAGACCCCAGCTGTAGCCTCACCACCACTTGCCCCCATTGCGTTACCCAAAAAAATATCTGAAGTCCCTTCTGATATGGGAACTCTATTGCGTATTGCCAATTCAGCTGGTATTCGTGTAAATAGAAAAGCAGATGGTTCTTATGGCAAGGCTTCTAATATCCGTCGTAACATTATTCTAAAGTTAGGTCTGGCTGGGAAGCGTTAGATACACAAATCGTAGAGATTATTAATCTTTTGAATTTGTGGATTGTGAAGGTTGTGAAGGCTTTTTCGCCTACTTTTGAAACTGGTGGATTGAAGGGTGCTCTTAGGGAATCTTGGCGAAAATACCTTCACAACCTTCACAACTAATCCAGAAGGGTGACGGCTACTTCACGGACTGCCACCGTTACCGCATCATTTAGATTTGTGCTCTGATACCAAAGGGTAATATTTGGAGGAAGGTCGGTTTCCGTTAGATATACAACCGTCACCGACCAGAGCACTTGGTTTCCATTAGCTACGGTGATAGCAGTGGAAACATCAAATAACTGGCTACTTTCTTGTCCGTTGATTGGAAGTGCGAATGGCACGGCATTCTGCCCCACACCCCATTTGATTGACCCAGTAACTGGAGGAGTAGAGGTAAATAATGTGCTCCAAGTAATAAGAAAATGCTTTGCTGGAGCGAAAAAGGGTGGGGTGATATCAATCCCTTCCGTTACTGATGCTCCACTATCTAATGTTAGGTTTGGAAGAGCTGAATCAATAAAATAACTCTGAAGCGACCCAGCTGGGGAAGCGACCCAATAAGTAGCATTGGGCGGAGGCTGATTTACATTAGCAAGAATACAACTATAAACGACGGAAGAGCCATTCTGAACTTGATTACCAGCAACATAATTCGCAAAACTATTCCACTGGGAGGTCATTCTATACTATCATTAGAGAATTAATTGAGAACATAACGAACGCCAGTCGTTTGAGTAAAAGGGGTTTCTCCAGTTGAATACCCCATAGCTAACACACGCAAGAGCGGACCCGCCGTCCAGCCCGGCGGAGCTCCACTACTACCAGTTACATTCATAGAAAGAATTGGCTGGGATGCGTATGAGGATGGTTGGGGACTGATAGGAGTCCAATAAGCAAGGTTAGGAACACCAGTAGCAGAAAGGGGTGGCTGATTTGTTGAATTCTGGACTGCTGTGTAGAATAACCCATTTCCAGTGCCACCCAATCCAAAGCCAGAAAATATACAAGTCTGACCCGTTAGAAACGCAGTGGTAGTAGTCCAAGTGATGTAATTTGTTCCATCAGTCCAAGGATTGAACGCAATCACGCAATTCTGAAGGGGGATATGATGAATATCCGTGTAAAGGTCGTAGGGGTCTCTTAATCCCCAATCTTGAATGTCGGGTTGTCCCACGCCAGAAATATTTGTAATGCGTGGGGCATCATACGCATACAATAGATATGTGTATCCAGCATATAAATTCGTTCCAGTCTGACCGCTATTCTGCCCTTGTGCGTTTGAATACGCCCAGCGTGTATTATAAAACGATGATGTAGGTGGATTGGCATCATCAAATGAATAAAGATTGAGTGCTACGACACCAGCTGAATAAATATTTGTATTAACTGCTGGTTGAACCAGAGCCCACACGCTCTGAATTCTATCATCAGCTGAATTGGCACTATATTTTCTATAAGGCAATGGAGCACTTGGAGCACTGAATCGGGGATTATACATAAACCAATTGAACCCAGCATTACCAACTGGTTTTGTGTATAACCAACACGGCGTTCCATTTATTGTTGTAGAAGATGTGGGAGGTGTATCAGATGGAACAATCGCCGTTGCTGGTGTGCCGTCATTGTTTGATGCCAGAGCTACCGTATCAGAAGTAAAAGGAAGAATAGTAATAATACCAAGTTTATTCTGAAGTCCTTCAAAATCTATATCTGGAAAAGCAATATTTAATTCCACATCATTCCCCACCAAAGCAACCGTGCCACCCGTAGGAATACTCATTGTTAGAGCTCCAGTGCCTCCAACAAGTGACGACACACCACCACCAGAAGGAGAGGGAAGCACAACCCAATTTGGGGCAAGTGTCGTTGGAACTATATTTGTATTGGGGAGTAATGCTGAATAATTAATTGTTTCATACCCGACGATGTCCCCTACTCTATAGTTAGCAAAATTAGACCATTGACTGTAAGCCATTCTATACATTAATGAGATATTATTACTGGTTGAGGATTCGGGCGTGATGGACGCTACACAACCACTGAGGGTAATGCTTGTATAAGCAAACCCATCGCCCCATCTTCTTGAGGTCACGGCAGTCATCCTTTGTTAGCCCACAATGAGTTTTGAGAAGATAAGATAAGGCGTGAAAGCTGGTCGCCATCGGATAAACAACCAAATGCGTAGCCTCATTCAGTAATAGACGGGTTTTCTTGTAATTCGTGAGGTAGTGAGATAAGCAAAGCATCGTTGTGTTGGTGTGGCGACCCATAGTAGCTAAGTCATCAATGAGCTTATGAACCACCTTTTCGGCGGGTCCGACAAATGTGTCGTAATCGTCAAATATTACACAGCAGTCCTTGAATTCATCTAATTCTGGGTAATCATCAATAAGGGTCTGAATGTTAATGCGTTTGGGTTTGGGCTTCATTGTATCCAGAGTTGAATCCTCTTCCAGCTTACTAATTAAATATATCTCACGGCTGGGATGTAGCTTCTTGTAAAGCTCAGCAATGCTTTTGGCAATGTATGATTTACCAGAGCCGGACGCACCAGCAATGTAAAATACTTCACGCTTTTTAGGGTCTGGGCTGGGGCAAATAACGAACTGGCTATCGTCGGGAAGTGTTATAGATTTATCAGTCGTTTCATCGTGTAGAATTTTATCATACAAAGAACGGGCAAAAGCAGACTCTGCTATTAGCTGGTCGCTCTTCAGCCCCTTTGCCCGTGCTTCACTAAGGCGATTCAGTAACTTGACACGCTCAGCTGGTTTTATCTCACGCAACTCCGTAGCATACTTTGTAGCGGAAATCTCCCCCTTCTTGGGCTTCTTGCCGTCGTGGTCGTCTTCGTGGAGGTATAAGACTGCCCCATCGTCCTCCCCACCCTTCACTAAAGCTATTGGCTTTGCTCCCTTGGTCTTGTCAAAACTGAGGCTTGGCATCGGGCTATATAAGATACTTAGAAATTTTACACAAACACGCAAAAACTAAACGGAAATCGTATAATAGGACAATGTTTTGATTATCCTATTATATTATTGTAAAGAACGATTATTACTGCTTAGCCATTAGTTCTTTCATCGCCTTGGCAAAGCTCTTGGGCTTACCAGAAGCCACCAGCATACCCGTTGGAGGTGGAGGCGGAGGGGGCTTTTTGCGTCTTATGCTTGTATCAGCACACGCATTACCTCTTGGAGCTCTTTTTCTGGGTTCTTTTGGCTTATTGCGTCCAGTGCGTAAGAATTGCTGTTGGGCGATTAGATAATTAAATTCAGCATCATCATCGGCAATCTGCTCTATTTCTTCAGTAGGCATTTGAACTAATTCCGTATTGGTTGGAATCCAGCCACCACGAACACGCCCTCTGCCTTGAAGAGGCTCTGGAAACGATATTTTACCCGTGTTTTCCCATTCTTCTGGGGGTTTTAGAAGTGTTCTTTCTTTTGCTCCACTTCCATCTCCACGATGATGGAACACATACACCATTGAGGTAAATAGAAGGTCTCTGGCTTGAGGTGACAAAGTTTTTATAAAGTCTTGTATTCTCTTAGTCAATGGGGCTTTTGCTTTCCAGAAGGGTGAATGCTCTAAAAATGGGTCAGTCCCCATCAGAAGAGCCATTCGTCTCGCTCTTCGCTCAACTGTATCTAATTGTGGCTGACCGGGCAACGGCTCACCCGGTGGCATCACGAATTCCCTCAAATACGCCCCTTTCATAAGGGCTGGAACGATTGCCGTGGTTTCACCCATACGGGCAAGTGTTATGTCATCAATATCCTTTACTGAATCCATTATATTCTTAAAGAAATGACTATTACCAAGAGCCCTCATTAAACCAGCTCTTGTTTGTAACCTTACTTGTTCGGCTTCCCCTTCCAGTTTTTCATCGGATTTCCCATCCAGAACATCAGCAACTAATGTTTGAAAGTCTGGTAGGTTTCTGAATATAATTAGTGTCTTCAAATCATACAGAAAATAATCCAGAAACTCTTGTCTTACTAATTCACCCATTGCGTTATATAATATCTTCATCTCCTCTCTTCTATCATCATCTGACATTGTGCCTTCTCTCACTTTCTGATTTTTTTCCAAAATCTTATCTATGGTAAATTTGACAACTGCTTCTGCTTTTTCTCCAATGACTTTTACTACTTCCTCCACATCCGTTTCTACGCCTTGGAGATTCGGGCGTGTTAAGTCAGCAAAATACCTATCAAAAGAACCTTGGGGAACAATCTCTGGTGGGATTCTTCTGAGTAAATCTTCCTCAGTCTCCCCAGCTCTGGGGTCAGCTGGTTTGGGCTTTGGTGCTAAGTGTGCTAAGTATATTTCTCTTAATTTAGGTTCAGCTAATTCAAATCGTCTCTTTAGTTCTAAATTCTTCGCTTCATTTTCTCTGTCTTCCTTTGTCTCTGGTGGGATATACGACAATTCATCTTCAATCTTCTCAATCCGTTTCAGTTGTTTTTTCTGTTCTTCAGTGAGCTTCTTAACAGCTATCTTCTCTAAGCCCTTTGGGAGACCTTTTAGCTCAGCTTCTAACGCCGCCTTATTGGCTTTGAATACAGCGTTCTGGTTCAGTGTTTTAATCGCCACACGACCATCTTGAAGTGCTTTTAACGCTAATTTAGCATCGGTTTGTGCTGGTTCTGGTAACTTTTTAACAACATCCTTTGTGAATACCTTTACTATAGTATCAAATGCTAAATCCACTTGTTCTGGTGATTCTACTTTCTGAGCCTCAGCAAGAAGGCGTTCAATTTCAGCTTGTTCTTCAGCCGTCACAGTTCCACGGGGTTTGAGTGCCTCTAATCGTGCCTCTTCTGCTCTTGCTTGTGCCTCTGCTCTTGCTTCGGCTTCTCTGGCTTGTGCCTCCTCTCTGGCTCTGGCTTCTTCTGCTTGTGCCCTTGCTTCTTCCTCAGCTCTTGCCCTTCCCTCTTCCGCCTCTCCAGCTTCGTATGCTTGAATTTCTGCTGGGAGTCCTTCAACTAATTCTCTGGCTCTTCTTCGTTGTTCGTTCAATAGTAAATAAAAAGAATTGTTTTCAAAGTCACCTACTTTAGCTTCTGGGTCTCTACTTACTTCTGCTATGGCTCTATCAATTTCTGCTTGTCTGGCTCTGCTTTCAGCTACTACGGCATCCACCGCTTGATTAGAACTCAAATCTGGAGGTAAATAAACTCGCCCTTCTGACTCTAATCGCTCCTCAATTGTGGGCGGAGGTGGTGGAGGTGGTGGAGGTGGTGGAGGTGGTGGTGGAGGAACAAAAGCAACATTTGGAGCTTGACCCGTAATAAACCTATCATAACCGGGCACAAGTGCCAGTTTATCTGCTGGGTTTAGTGTTAAAAGCACATCATATCCATCATATGTGGGAGTTGTTCCTAATTTTCCTTGAGGAATTGTTGTTGGAACTCCGAGTGCCAAATCAGATGGTGTAGCTTGTCCCGCCGTTAAAAAGTAACGCCAAACCCCCAATGGCTCATCTTCAAAATATCTTCCAGCAGTATTTGAGTATCCCAGCCATTTCTGACTGGCTGGAATATTGTCTGCGTCAGCTGGTATTCCAGTATTATCATAGATAGCTTTGTCTCTCTGTAACGGGTATCCAATCAATTTATCCTCTCTCATAATGAAATTTGTTAGATTACGAATGATTTGCTTATCCCTCGGAGCAATTGCTCCTAATGAAGAAGAGCCATCAGCAATTGAGCGTGGGTCTCCATCGTGAATAATAGCGGATAGATGATTGTAAATCAGAGGTCTTTCTTCGTGTCCCTTCGCATTTATTCCAGTCTGTAAAAAATACTTCTGACGCAGTTTCGCCGCCCTTCCACGCTCAGCGTCAGTTGCTCCGCCCTTGACTCTGCGACCTCCTTTTGCCTTAGCATTCGTATTCAGAATGCCCTCCATCTTAGCCTTTATCTGATGTAGGCGAGATAATAATTGAGCCTTGTTTGACATTTTCAGCACGGCATTAATATCACCAATTAGGTCGTGCTCCTCACTGAGGAAATCCGGAAGGTTATATATATTACCCATTCGTGCTTTCATTTGGTCTAATTGAAAACGCACTAAATCCATTGGAACTTTGCGTTCATTCTCAAATAGCTCAATTAATGTGCCAACATCACTGCTAATTAAATAGAGCCGACCCAAATCGCTATTTAGAATCGGAATAAGCTCATTGACAGCAGTGGAATCCTTATTTAATTTAGCTATTGCTAATAACCGTTTGAGAACCTTGAAATGGTTGCCGTGTGCTTTATAATAAATAACATCCTCATTCAATGCTTGAGCTACATTTAATGGGAAGTCATTCAATGCCTTGCCCTTATTGAAAAACTCATATATAATGGAGAAATCAGTGAATCGGCTATTCTCAATGAATCCAATCACATCTAATTTTGTCATTGAATGAGAGTTGAACGCCTCTTCCAGCGTGTAACGCTTCTTGTCACGGAGAACCTTTGACCCTTGAAGCACCTCTTGGGGCGACCAGCGGACAATGTGGAACTTCAATTCTTTTTTTGCCTCAATAAGGTCTTCTGCTGTCATTGAATCCTTAATTAATGTATGAGCGAATTTAGCTTCTCCAGATGATATGATTTTTGCCTTCTCTAATTCATCAATACGGTGGCGTGATTCAGTGGCGTTGTAATGCTCTACTTTGCCGTCTATAATTCCAGCATTTGTATTAAGAATCTCCCATTCTGGAATCGCTCCAGCCTTGATATCACCAACAAAAATATTCTTGGTTGCCAGAAGCCCCTTTACAATGCTCTTGAATCCGTCAGCTAAGTCACGCAATGCTTGATGCTCTGAGCCCTTCGTTTTGACTTCCTCAAACAAATCGTAATCTCCAGCGTATTGCTGAGAACGCATCGCCATTGAGCCAAGAATAGTGACTGATTTACCTTTACTAAAGCTCATAGCATCTATGATTGCCAACGCATCGGCTGGGTAATTAGCTGGATATGATTTCTCCTTGAATACTGCTTCCATATACAATTGGGTGAGATTTTTAATGACAAAAAATATGTTAATGACCTACGCATTACTCCGCCTCATTGGCTTTGAGTTTGCGACGGCAAATGCCACACTTGGGCTCTGGTTGTGCCTTGAGCGTGTGTAAGCATCCCTTACAATAGTAATGACCGCACGGGGTGATATCTAAGTTGTCGGGCTGGATAAATTCCAAGCATATGGGGCATTCCCAAGTCTTCTTGAGCTCAGTCGCCATCGCAAGGAATTCGTTCTTGATGTGTGTGGGAATCGCATCATCCGTCGTGGTGCGAATGATACGGGTATAGTTGGTATGGTCGGCATTGAGACGGGTATTACACGCCTCATAATACTTCGCCCACGCAAATGCCCTCTGCTTCGTCATACTGGTGAGTCTTCTATTCAGTGCGTCCATCTCTTATGCCTTATATAATAGGTTAAACTTCCATTCAATTTTTGACCCAAGTCCCAGAAAAAAGCCGACTTTTTTTTTTGAACCACCCTTTTTATTTTGAAATCATCGTGCTGTGCGTTTTTTTACCCGATTAAATATCCCGGCATTAATCAGAAGAATGGCAACCCAATCAGCTGACTTAGCTTTCGGAACGGCAAATGAGGACAAGATTCAGAACCAGATTGAAGCAATAGCTGGAACACCGCTCATTAAACAAGGGGGTTACTCAATTATGGATTATACAAACGACATTAAAACCGTGTATGTGGAACTAAAAACCCGTAGAATCAAACACAACGATTACCCCACAGCTTTAATAGGAGCTAATAAAGTTGAGTTTTGCTCTGACCCGTCAAAAGCTTACTATTTTGTTTTTTGTTATTCAGATGGGATTTATTATATAAAATACAATGATTCGTTATTCAATACCTTCCAGAGGAGCGACCATTATTACAGAGGAGAAAGGAGCGATTGTTTTAATTCAGTTCAGAGCGTCTTCTATATTCCTATTGAAAGTCTTACTAAATTTACTTAGAATACCAATGACTGAGGTCATTGCGAATGATATACCCAACAATAGCATCGCATATTGCTGAGTTTTTCTCATTAAATTCTTCAACAAGACGCTTCTTAGAAGCAACCCAAGCATTCCACGCCTTTGTCTTGTCGTTATTAGGAATATTTCGCTCCACATCCAAATCCATAATGATGTGTTGTAGTTGCTTATTCCAAGCGTCTGACTCACGGATTTTCTTGTAGAACTCTGGAAAACGCTCCTCAGTCTCTGACTCCTTCCAATTGCGGAGGTTAATCTTAGAATCGCTAATGTAATCGTTCATTCTTTACTACTTGGTATAATAGGATGAACGAAAATCAACTTTTTTTTGGGGAGCTGGAAAGGCGAATTGATTTTTGGAGTTTCATCCCTTTTTTATTTTGAAGTTGAAAGTCTGTGAAGGTTTAACCTATGTTGTGAAGGTTGTGAAGGCTTTTTCGCCAAGTTTCCCTAAGAGGGTATTCAATTCCACCAGTTTCAAAAGTAGGCGAAAAAAGCTTCACAACCTTCACAAGAAAGTTGAATGAGGCTTTAGAGTATTATACCCGAGTCCTTGGGCGAAGCGTAATCTCTTCAAACATAACCTTGTCTATGATAACACCCGGTTGCTTACAATGGCTCTTGTAAATCTGAAGCTCCTTCATTAGCTTCTTCTTCTCCTTCTCATACTGCTTCAGTATCAGCTGAGCCTTGTTCTCGTCACCCGGTTCTTGCTCTAACCAATGGGAGAACTGGAAGTAGAGGTTGTAAGCCTTGTGGTTACGAATCACATCAAAGAACGGTGCGTATTCCGTCTGCGTAGAAGCCCACATTGCGTTATCATAGTTAATAAGGGAACTCATTCCTTTTGGACTTATATGATAGGTGAAAACGAGCTTCAACTTTTGACAACTTTTGCCAAAGAGTTTGGCAGTAGTTGTAAAAACTTACCTTTTTATTTTGAAAAATATCTGCTGTGTATATAGAATGCCTCTTCCGAATCACGGTGGTGGAGCACGACCAGACAACAACACGCTCCAGCAAGTAGCACAACAAGCTTACAAAAGCCCCCCACAAAGCCAGATTGGCGAATACAAATTAGTATCACATACGCCCACAATCAAATTCTATATGAGTGGCAATACGGTTTTGGTTGGTATTCGTGGTTCTAAAACACAATCAGATTGGACTGATGCTAATTCACGCATTCCTATTAATCAATTAGAAGCAAGTGACCGATTCAAGGGTGATTTACAGACTCTAAAAGAATTTCAGAGCCGTTATCCAATGAGCCAATTTGACTACTACGGGGCGGGGCATTCACTGGGTGGAGCTATATTAGATGAATTCCTCAGTTTAGGATTACTCAAATCTGGATTGTCATATAATCCAGCCGTTCAACCCAAGAATTTCGGCAATACAAATATTCAGAATGAAAGAATATATGCGGAAAACGACCCACTGTATAATTTAGCTAAACCATTTCTTAGTAAAGCTCCAGAGGTTCGTAAAGCTAAACGCAGTCTAACCCAGCAATTACTGAGCTACATTCCATACGCTGGAAAGGCTTATGATTACTACTACGGTCACAAGCTGAAGCAGTTTGAGGGTGGCACACATCGTAAGAACTTTTTGAAGAAGAATAAATTAGAAGATAAATCATACAGTCTGAAAGAACTGGCTAAAATTTCAGCCGTGCCAATGAAGGTTCTACAAGCAGTGTATGATAGAGGTATTGGAGCTTATAAGACAAATCCCACATCAGTCCGTATGAAGGGCTCATTCAAAAAGGGCGTGAAAGCACCAATGAGCCAGAAGCTTTCTAAGGAGCAATGGGCGATGGCACGGGTTTATAGTTTTTTAGACGGTAATCCTAAGCACGACGATGATTTGCGTGGTGGAGGATGGTTTGATGTTTTCAATCCACGAAAGGTTATTAATGAATTTGTTAATCCAGATTCTGTTTTGCGTTCTACTGTGGGTAAGGTTCAGAATGAATTTGTCAATCCCGATTCTGTTGCCCGTCGTCGCATTAGTGATGTATTCAAAGGCATACGAACTAATTTGCCACCTTCTGCCCGTAATACAATGGAAGACTATGGGAATGAATTCATACAATCCTTAATGATTCGTAGAGACCCAATCCAATCAGCTTTGAATACTGCGTTTGAATTAATCACGCTGGGTCAATGGAGTAAGGCAAAATCAGCGGAGCATTACGATGATATGTTTCACTTAGGGCTTGTATTGACTTTAGCAAGTGGAAAGCAAATCCTTGTTGAAAAGAATGAGGTTATTAATATAGGTGATACAAAGCCACTTCTTCATAACTCAGAAGTATTAGAATTACCTCCATTACCCAGCCAGACAACATTGAATCAATTTATCGCCAATGGTGTTGCTGTGAAAGGGGATGACTTTTATAGATATGACCCATTCGCCAATAACTGCCAAGACTTTGTTGCCGTGTTACTCAGAGCTAATAACAATTACCCACCCCAAGCAGTCAAATTCGTAAAGCAACCAACTGAAAGCCTTCTTAAAAAACTGCCTCAATGGACTGGAGCAGTAGCCAGAGGCATCACTGATTTGGGGGCTATTGCTAATGTAGCTATGGAAGGAGCGGGACACAACAAATTTATGACGCAATTAAATAAAGCTGGTGTGACCCCTTCAGTGTATTTGAAAAAAGCACAGAAGAAGGCAAAGGATGCCGGATATGGTAAAGCGTCAAAGTTACTTGGATTTGCTTCAGATGGCGTTCATAAATTAGCTATTCCTAACGAAGACGGGAAAGTGATTCAATTCGGTCGTGTTGGCTATGGAGACCATCTGATTTGGTCTCATCTTGAGAGTTTAGGGAAAGCCCCCCAAGGGACTGCGTCAAAGAAGCAGAACACATTTCAGAAGTCACATTCCCAGATACGAGGAGATTGGGCGAAAGACCCGTTTTCACCGAACAATCTGGCATTAAAGATTTTGTGGTAACGCAATCACTACATAGAAACTTACTACCGTGGTGGGGGCATTCATCCTTTTTGGGTATTGAACCGGTTATAGTCGGGTATTTACAAAGGTTACAAGTTCCCTCAAATTTCATATGGGGGCAGAACTCCATAACCTTAGCTCCATTCCTAAACATAGTCCAGCCTTTCAGAACCTTAGCCGGTGGGTCATAGCAAGTTTTAATTGTAGCAATGTGAGGGAGAATATCACTCATATTCATACAATAAGAAAATAATTCTGGCTGAGTAATTAAGTGTCCCAGCGGGGGTTCATTACCATCCACACGAAGAAGGAAACATCGGTTGGCTCTATTGCGTTTGTTGCGGGGTTAATGGAATGAATGACTATAGCGGTGTTAGACTTGCTCTGGACTGAAAGAATACCCTTGGGGTGTGCTCCAAGAACTGGCTCTAACTCAGTCTGAAGAAACACTAAGCAATCTGCGTCAAACGCCGCATTTGCTCCACCAGTAATTGTAGAAGTTCCTGGAGTCCCAGCCGCTGAAGCCCAACCCCATAGAGTGCCCGGTGCGACTTGCTGAGTCCAAGTATAGTTATTGCCTAAACTGAACTGGATACGAGCTTGGGGAGTGGCGTTGTTATAGGCAAAATAAGAAGAAGCGGGGCTGATGCTCTGGTCGGTTCTCTGAAAGCCAAGACCATCCAGATTCACTACACCAGCAACATTAATGGTAGCACCGTTGAGAGACTGGGCGGTAGTTGCGGGGGATTGAGAGATAGTAACGCCCCGTAGGTCATTAGCACCGACACTCGCACCACCTCCGCCAAAAAAGGAGATATTTGCTGGAACGAAAGAGCCGACATAAGCCACACTAATAGGACAATTTCCATTGGCATCAACGACTGAAGGCGGACCGCCACCGACACGCCGCGCATTCAGAGCACTATTACATAGCACCCAGCCAGTCGTAGGCACTGGACCGCCAGTGGGGGCACTGGGTGTTCCACCATTCGCCGGGTAAGGTGCTGGAGTCAGAGTAGGAGGAACGCCAACCACAGCAATGCCATCGCCACCGCTTACATAGAAGATGTTATTGGGATAGAGTCCGGGCGGGTTAGTGTTAGTTCCATATACAACAAGATTATCGTTCATTCCAGCACCCTGATTGTAATTTACAGTAGGACTCCACTGAGCGACTTGGCAATTTAACTGCTGGTAATCACCCCCCTGAAAAAAAGTCCTTGAGTTCCAGTTAGTGCCATCTGCGGACACCCTTTCATCCAGCACACCATTGAGACTGGCGGGATTGGCATCTAACTGGATAGACTTAACGGCAACACCGTTGCCACTGAGAGACCCTTGAAGAATGGTTACCTCAGAAGTAACCGTCGCATTACCAGTAGAAATAGCACCAGTTGTTGAGAACCCAGCACCACCAAGTTTGAGCCCATCAGCTACAAGAACATTCTGCTGAGACACGGGAAACTGAGAATTGTCTAACACTACGGAAGCCATCTTCTATTATAATTAATACACCGAAAAAAATTCGCCGTATTGATTATTTTGACGAAAAAACCAATTCTAAAAATTACATTAGCCGGGCTGATAGACCACGGCTACGACGACCACCAGTGCCATCGCCACCAGTTCCAGCACCAGTTCCAGCACCAGTTCCAGCACCAGTGCCGTAGCCTACTGCTCCAAGAGCTCCCTTAATCTTACCCATTGTGCCAGAATCACCCATCATATTCTTAATGGCAGAAACACCGGGCTTTGTGGCGTTATAGACCTCTTTTGCCTTGGAGAGCACATTGGCAAGATTGGAAAACATACCAGCACCACCCACATAACGAGCCAACATATCCCTTGTGCCGTGGGGAGCAAGAGGAGCAGAGATGATGTCCTGCTCGGAGAGAACGCCCTTGATGATGCGGGAAGAGCCACGGATGGATTCAAAGAACCCGCTGTTAGCCGTAATTACAAATAGCTGAACCCCAGACTGACTTACGGCAGTGGTATTCTTAATCTGAAGATTGAACTGGAATGTGAAGTTACCTACAAGGGAGGGGGCTTGTCCTGTTTGGAGTGTGATATCCTGAGAGGGCTTGAGAACCAGAAGCCCACCAACCAGAGGCACACGACCACACGCACCACCACCAAAATTCTGGCTTGAGCCACCAAGAGAGCCTTGCTGGAGAGCAGAGCCCATATGGGCGGCACCAGACCAAGTATTCCAGTCCATATCCAGACCGTTATGGACGGACATTGAGTATAACTGCTCGGAAGTCTGAGATGAGAGCAGACCAGAAAAGTTGTCAAAATTTACAGTTAGAGGGGCAGTTACACCATCAGCAGATGTAGCCACGGGAAAATAGTAATCGCCATCTCTGGGAGTTAGTGTAGTGGGATTGGGCTTGACATAGATGATGAAAAGGTCTGGAATCTGGGGAAGAGTGATGGTCTGGCTCTGAATCTGAGCTACTGAACCGGGGGCAATGGGAGCACCTTGGTATGCCGTAATGTAACGGGGGAACTCCATATAGGGCACAACTGACTTGGGAGGCAGAGGCACATCCAGAGAAGGCGTTAGGAACTGGCAATTTACACGAGAATTAGCAAACGCACCAGAAGAAGAAGTTGCGTTATACTGAATAGCACTTACAGAGCAACCAAACTTGCTTGTGTTACGAATTATACGACTGGGTGCTTGTAAGTTCATAATTAGCTGGATGTTGTTGATGCCAAATAGACCCGTGTCCCATTCGTGGCAATCACTGAATACAAAAGGAGAGAGCACAAGCTTCTCCGTAGAGCCCCAGCGGAAATAGAGCTGGAAAGGTGTGCCAACAACATTGCCCGTGTTTAGCCAAGCGGGAGCAACGGGGGCAACACCTACAACGGCGGTTACAGCCGTCCAGATAGTTCCACCATTTACTACAAGAGAACCAGCGGGGTAAGTAGAACCGGGTAGCCAATCATAAGGGACGCAAGGAGTGCCGTTGAGAGAGATATAGTTCGCACCAGCAAAGGCTGGGGGAGTTACACCAGCAACGGGAGCAGAAGGAGCGGGAAGGGGATTGCCCTGAGGGTCTGTGTAGATTACATTAATAAAAGCACCGTTGGGGGTCTCAGCGTAATCAGTCTGGCTCTCATACCCAGCAAGAGGGTTATTTACCGCACCAGCACAGTCATTGTAAGAGGCATACCTATCCAACATTGTCGGGCAAGTCCTCTGGAGACGATTCTTCTTGTAATCAGTTAGGCGTAGAACCTCCTTGAGAACATCCTGAGAGTTAATAACACTCGTGGTGTCGTTGATGGTTGCCGTAAGGGTGGAGCAGAGGGAATTTAGAGGGAAAGCACAAAGAGCTACATCACGACCCCACTGGGCGATGGGCGTGGTCTGGGGAGGCTGGGCGTTCAGACCAGCAATCATTGACATAAACACCGTAGAGCTCCACTCTACACCCCTATCCACATACACATTCTCAGAAGGCACATAGATATTGTATGTGTGCTGGGAAGAGGTGGCGGCGATAGCGTTGAAAGGAGCATTCGTTAGAGATAAAGCACCCTTCTCCACAGCATACTTCGGGCGACTCTGGACGATGCGAGAATCAAATACGGCTAACTTCTCAATGTCGGCACTCATCTTCTATTATAATTAATACACCGAAAAAAAGTGGCGGAGATATTCCAAAATTTCCTTTAGAAAAGGAATTTTTGAGATAGATTGAATCAAATCCATTTATTTGGCATCCTTGTGTCTAAACATAACCTTGATGGAAACGCTGGATAAGTTAAACATATTGATGGGATACAATTGGTTATCCAAACGATTCTTCCAATAGACTTGAATGTCAATGTTGCGGATGTCTTGCTTTGAACTTGAGAAGTCGGAGAGACGGTATTCAGCAGATGGAGCATAGTAGATGAAACGGCGATAAGAATCGGCATTGCCAGAACTTGTATCCAGTGAGATGTCCGTAATGATAGGCTGGAAAGCTGACTGAACCGTAGCTTGACTAAATCCAATGTTACCAGCACCCAGCACCACGGGAGCACCCGTAGCCTCTGATTTGATGGGAAGCAATGTGCTGGTGAAAACAATAGAAGAGCAAGGAGACCAGAGTGAATCCGTAGAGCTGTAATCTTGCTGAGCCAGAATAAACACCCTATTAATCATATTGGGTGTTATTGCCGTGCCATCCAAGGCGACTGGAGTGTAGCCAAGGGGAGCAACGCCCGTATAGGGTGAAAGCCGGAAGTCTGCTATATTCTGAAATGCCTTATTTGTTGGTAGAATCTCATTCACATACCCATCTGGCACTGCTCCAAGCCCAGCAATGGTGGGTGAATTGTAGTATTCATTATCATAGTTAGCATACAGCCCAAACATATTGGCATTGAAAAATAGACGCATCTGGAGGTGTTCTGCTAAGCCAACAACGACTGGCGGACCCGCCGAATATGGCACTGGCGTAAATGTCGTCAAACGCTCACCGAATCCAGCACTATCCAGATATATATCAAATTTGCTTTCGGCGGCGATAAATTTCATAACCGGAGGATACACGGTATTACAAAATGCTCCAAATGTCGCATAGGGGAAATCACCAGCTACACCACCAGCCGTGAGATAAGCAGAATACAAGGCGTTATAAGTATCTTGGTAAGCACAAGTTGATGTCGCACCCGGTGCTGAGGCGAATTGAGCTGGGTCTAACATCGTGGCATTCCATAGATTCACCCAATGCTGGTAAGTATAGACCCAATAGTAACGGCTTGAAAGGTCTTGAGAGTTTCCTAAGTCATTGCCGACTCTATTCCAGAGTGAAGACCCAACTGGATTTGTTCCCACTGGTGGGGCAAGAATCCAGTTCGCACCAACAGCCGGTGTTGTGCCAGTGCTGACGGCAATTGCTTGATAGAGGGTATTATTATACTGAACTACAGCTCCAATTTGGTATGTCTGCTGAAAGCTAAACTGATTCTGGGGCTGGACTTGGTAGAATGGCTCTGAAAAAGCACCGTATATATCTGGAGGATTCATTGACACAATCTGCCCCAGTAGATACTGAGTGCCACCACTCCACTGACCCATAAAGTCATTGGCGGCGATATTACGAGGAGGGGGAGCTGATACTAAATTCTGAGTTTCGGGGACATACTGAATGAAGCGGGGAACGGGCTTACCAATAATATCAACATTACCAGCTCCCGTTACATTCATTTTCTGCTGAGCTGATACTGCCATAGCGTATGTCGTTAGATTCACATTATTCTGTCCCGTGCCTTCAGCAATGTTGGGAATAAACAAAGGTAAATCTCTGTTTGCTCCGTCCATTGTAAAGCGAATGATTGAAAAGTAATAATCGGCGGCGTTTCTTATAATTGCTGTATCACGAGTCTCATTGAAACGAATCTGAGGGTCTCTGATAGCTTGACCCCCAAATGTATTCTGCGTCGTATTGTTAATAATATCCGCATTGTAATACACATAATCGGGAGCATCTTGATTATCGCCGTTTGTCTGAATGTTTGACGAAAACATCTTCTATATATTACCAACAGATTTTTTATGACATTATTTCTTAATCCAGTTGGCTGTGAGTGCGGATACAAAATTGTCTCCACTCATTCCACTGCTCTTTACTGCCTTATAAAATTCATTATCGTCATAAGACGCATACAAGCACCGGACACAACACCAACGCCCACAAGTATTCACGCTTGGATTGTCTTGCTGGTAATCGTGCGTATTGTAATAAACTGGTTTGCCACTTGCTTTCATTAGTTGTAAAAGACGGGGCTCTTCTTGGTCTGTCTTTTCTAATAATGAAGGGTCAGCTCCCTTCTTTGCCTTTTCTGGTGCGTCTCCGTAGGGGTCAAAGTAATGAATCCCATCTGGCTTTGACAAAAGGCAAGTCCAATGCCCCGCAGTTTCGCTTTGTGTTAGATACAAAAGAATACAACGCCCCTTACTATCAAATATCTGCTGAATGTCTTTGACTTTGTTTAATTCTGGGTATGTGATAATCTTAATATCATTCCCTAATATTTTCCTAATGTCTGCGTCAGATAGCGGATAGTCTTTTAATTCACCCATTCCAATATTCATTTTAATCTATACTATAGTTAGAAAATGAATAAGCCGATACTATCCTCTAAAGTAGGTAAGGATTTTGTTGAAGTCAAATGCGTTCCCCACGAGCTACAATGGATAGAGCGATGGTTAGAGAATTTTATGCGTAGCAAGTCACTGCCACCCCAGTGTGCGGGGAAGGATGCTTTCAATGCGTGTATTAAATTTCTTGCTCCTTCTGATTTTTTGGAGATGCTGGAATCTTTACGGAAAGAGTTTCTTTTAATTCACCAACGCCACTTGCCCCAGCTGGAGGATTTTTCTTTTCTTCTGAATGACTCGGAGACATCTCTTCAACAGCAAAACCCACCTCCGTCTTCTTCCCGCAACAATTAGATACTAATTTGTGCCCGTTAAATTTCTTAAACAATTTATAAGCAAAAAACAATACGGCTATTGTAGAAGAACCAACACCAGCTGATGCCAAGTAATTTGCTTCCATTCTAATACAAACATTAGATTTTATTGTTGTGAAGGTTGTGAAGGTTTTTTCGCCAACCTCCCCTAAGAGCCCCATTCAATTTCCCAGAATCCAAAGTAGGCGGAAAAGCCTTCACAACCTTCACAAGAAATTGAATACGAGCTATTATAAAATATATAGAAATATAGCACAGCACGATGATTTCAAAATAAAAAGGTAAGTTCAAAAAAAAAAGTTGCCCCAAAAAAAAAGTTGGGTCTAAAATTGAATGGAAATTTAACATATTATATAATCATTAAGATGAGTTCTAATAAGAATACTACTAAAAAAACT